TAAATAAAAAATATGTACCTAAATATTTATCAAAAAAAGATAAAAAAAAGCAGATAAAAAGTATAAAATCTAAAACTATAAAACCACGACCTAAATTAAAATCATCAAAACCAAAAAGATCCAAACATGTAATTAAATTTGAGAAAAAATATAATCGAAAAATTACAGATTTAGATTTTATATATAAAAATGTTCTGAAAAAAAGAGGTGTAAAACTAATATTTGATAAGGCTATTTCAGCATATACAACAGGTTCAAGACCTCAAACTAATATAAATTCTTGGAAATTTGCGAGATTATCGAGTGTTATAACAGGTGGTCCTGCTCGAAAATATGATAAAAATATATGGGATAAATATAAAATAAGTCAAAAAACAGTCAATAAGTCTAAAAAAAACTAAACTTTTGAAATATCCTATAGGGGGCTTATAAAAATAGTTATAAAAAAAAAGAACTTATTAGCTAAAAAAAGACTGATTTTAATTTGAAATATCTTTTATATTAAATGAATCAATTTCCGTGCCGTGGTTATTAGTGAATTTCTCAACTTCTGACCCTGATGAATTAGTGAAGGTTAATAAACCTCTAATATATTTAAATGTTCCAATTTCGCTATTATCTCTTATATATGTTCCACTATTAGGAGATGTATGATTTAAATAATAAACTTTACTATTATAAGATAATTTTTGATAATATTGTTTGCCTGCAAATGTTTGTGTATCAAAAAAAGCTTCAAATAAAGGGATATGTAATGCTGTTTGAGTAATATCACTTTGACTCGTCCAAACTTGACCGTCTAAAGACATAATATATATAATAAATACATTTTATTAAATATATTATAACATTAATTAAGATGCTTGAAAAACGTGTCTTGTAACATATGAGGAGCCGTCGTGAAATTGTAATTCAAGATCATCACCATTTAATACAAATTTCCATTTATCAGAACCTATTTCTATATCATTTTCTGCTTTGAATGAATCACTACCAACAGAATTGAATCCAGCAATATCATTTGAAGCATCAGTTTTTAGAATGGCGGAGGCTTCAGCTGTTCCGTCAGTAGATACTAAATTTTGAATATGTTCGTCTTGAACGGCGTCGTCTTGTATCTTTGAGGCATCAACACAGTCAGCACCTAATTTTCCATTATCAATAGCTGAGGCAGCGATAGTCATATCTCCTGAATTATCAATAGTAGCATCGCCACTCATAGATACTGACTGATATGCACCTGCGGCGTCTGCGACTAACATTTGAGCGTCGCTTCCTGAAGGAAATACGTTAGATTGACTTAAAAGATTAGAAACAGTAATTTTTTTCATAGAAGAAGCATCGGCATCAAAAATAGCAAGTTCATCACTTGCATTAGGTGCTTCTGATAATTCAGTAGCAGCATTAACTCCTAATTGAGTAATTGCGATTGTATCTGCGTCATGTAAAAGCGTTCCTGCTGATGAAGGTAGCTGAACTGTATAATCACTTGCGGGGGCGGAGGCAATATCTAAAGTACATTTATTAGTATCGTCGCTTGAGTGGAAAACTTCGACGGTGTTAAGTGAGGCTTTTTTTATTTGCAAACTTCCTAAGGCTGAAAAATCGGTCATTATAAATATACTATATATTCTAATTTTGAAATAGATTTTTTAAATTACACGTAATTTATCTTTAAAAAATCCCGCTTCTAAAATTTGTATTTTAAATTCATCATTATCGACATATATCCTGACATTATTATTTAAATTGATTAAATTACTATTAATATTTTCAATAATAAATGTATTAGGTGCGACAAATCTGCCTTTATTTGTAATAGACCCTCCTTCGACTTCATAAATACCATGTGTATAATTTTCATTAGCAACAGTATTAGCGTAATAAATATCTCCATTTGATAATGTAATAGTGTATGTATGTCCTGAACTTCCTGTATATTGTGAAAATGTTGCGGTTCCTGTGGGAGTATTCCAAGTGCTTTGAGTTAAGTCTAAATTGGGAGCATTTTGACTAGTAAAATTTGTAGAACTAAAATTTAAGATTTCTTTCGAAGTGCTATTTTTAATTAAATTATGTAATCTTTTTATTTCAGTTTTCATTAGTTCAATATATAATTATATAATATTTTAATAAATTAATGAATACTACTTTTAGCAACGAAAATTGTGGGATTGATTATTTAGCAATAGGGTCATATGTATTAAATGCTGTTCTTCTAATAGCTACAATTTATAGTGAATTTGCGGGAATATCTAAATGTAAAAGTAACGGTATTATAGACGGAGTAGTCAAAACCATTGATAGAGTGGCTTCACAGGCGAATATTGATTTAGAAGAGGGAGTAGAAATGACTTAAAAAAAATAATGTATATATATAATGTTACAAATAATATCAACAATAATAGCTTACGAGCATATAAAAAAAAATTATAAATCTTATAGTGATTATGTATATAAGATTTATAAATATTATCATAAAGCAAAGACAAAAAAAAAATATGATAAATATAAAAATTAATCCTTCTTAGTGTAAGTTTGGATTGCTTCTTGAACTGTATGGCCCATTTTAGTAGCTGTTTCTTCGAGTGATTTTAATTTAGGCATATCTTTATAGATTTCACTAACAATAATAGATCTAATTAGATTAATACTAATAGTTTTATCTAATCTTTTTTTGAATATATGATTTAATAATTTAGTTAATTGATTTGGAGTAATAGAATTTTCTTCACTTTCATTTGGTAATAAATATTTAGATTTATTAAATTTCAACCATAAATTAATATCATTATTTAAAATATTAGATACTTTAATTTCTTGCCTACCATGTGTTTTTTTTGTTTTGTAATTTTGAAAAATAAAATGTTTATCTCTGAAATTTTTGATATATAAATAATTTTTATTATCTTCTTCAGGTTTTTTTTTGGTAATAATCATTTCAGCGTAATCTATACCTCTTCGTGGTGGATTATCTTTAGGATTAGATAAATATAATGATAAAATGATGAATTTTTTTAGTAATTTCATTTCTTTTTGATTAAGTTCTTTTTTGCTTCTTATTTTTTGTAATTTTACTTTATTTTTATAATATTTATAAACATTAAGTAATGTTCGATATTCTATCCAATTTTCTTTTTGTGTTTTGCTTTTCGTTTGTTCTTTTCTATTTGATTCGTAAGTTTCCTGAAGCTTTATCATCTCTTTTGAATAATTTTGCTGAAGTTTGGGAGTTGCCTGAGTGGCTTTTAGTGCAACAACTATTGATGCGTAATATTGTTTTTTAGTTTGTAATGATAATTTTTTACCATTTTTTTGATTTCCATTTAAGAAAGATTTAACTTTATCAAAATCTTTTAAAAATGATAAATTTTCAAAATCTTCTCCTTTTGATGTTAATTTTTTATATAATCTATTAATATTATTTATATAAATTTTTAAAGTATTATCGCTGATTGATTCTCTTTTTTTTTGATTTGTTTTTTTAAATTTTCCATATATTCTATAGTTATATATTAATTCTGTAATATAACTGCTTTAAATAGTAATCCCTTATATACTCTCTTTAAGTCCTTATATACTATATGGTATTTAGTTATATCTATATAAAGGCATATAAAAATTTTTATATGCCCTTAAGTGAATATAACTAATATAACTACTTAAAGACCCCCTTAAGCATATAACTAAATGATACTCTTTATATACTCTATCTACCCGCTTTATATACTCTCTTTGTTATTTCTGCCTTTTTTATTTTTTGTTTTAGTTTTGCTTTTCTTCTTTTTGCTTGCAACTTTTTTCTTTTATCTGATTTTTCCTTTTTTGCTTTATCTTCTGCTTGTCTTTTTGCTGAGCCTTTTAAATTTAATATAAAACTATGTTGTTTTCCTTTTCTTAAAAAAGATATTTTTTCTTTGTCCTTTTTCCATTTATACATCTTTTTCAATTCGTCATATATATTACCTTTTTTCAAATCACCCATTTTATATTTTTTCTTTTGTAATTTTTGATTATAATCCCTAAAAATCTTTTTTAAATCACTTACGCTTACGCCTTTCAAATCATCTAAATTTTTATCCATGCTATATATATATCATGAGATTACATTTTTATTTTTTACATAAATTCAAATATAAAAGGGTTATGAATGAATTACTTTTAAAACGATCTAAATTAATAATGGAAAAAAGAAAAGAACTATATGAAAAAAGACATCAATCTAATTATAGCTTTTTTAAATGGTTGTCTTTTGGTATGAGTTACGGAATAGTTAAAAATATATTATGATACCGATTTACTAACAGGAGCCTCCTCCTCTTTTTGTTCCGCCCCTTTTGCTTTTGCTTCCGCTTTTCTTTTATCTAATCTTGATACAGGTTTTTCTTTTTTTGCTGAAGCTTCCGCTTTTGCTTCCGCTTTTGCTTCCGCTTTTGCTTCCGCTTTTGGTTTCATAGATATAGGTCTTGAACGTTCTTTAGGTGAAATTGGTCTATCTTCTTTAGCTCTTAAAGGATTAGTTTGAATTCTTAAAGCTCCTGTTATATCTGCTTTTAATCTTTGTCCTATTTCACCCCTTACTACTCTATTTGAATTACCACTCTTCATTAATTCTAAAATAAATTCACTTAAATCGGGATCTATTGAAATCGCAAAATCACTTCTTTTCATTTCTGTTCTTGGAAAGCCTAAAACTTTAGAACCCATTAACCCTGCTCCCGATACAAGACTTCGGCCCCTCGTTGCTTCTTGTAATTCTCTCATGGCTTTTTTTCTAACTTTAGAATCATCGCTCATTACATCATTAAATATTTTATCAAATGCTTTAACGAATTTATCTCTTTTATTTGTTAAAGTTGTTGCTATTGCTGAAGCTGATTTATTAAATTCTTCTCTTCTATAATCTGTTAATATCTGTCTATTACTTGATATTATTTGAGTAAATAAATAATTATTAATAAATAATCTTAAACTATTCACTGCATTAGAATATTCTTTCTGTTCTGATATTGTTAAATTTTCAGGCACATCATTTAGAACAGATAAAGCATTTTTTAAAGATAATGTATTTTCTGTATTTTTTACTTTATTATTTAAATCATCTAACTTATCTCTATTTAATATATCTTGTAATAATTTATTATTACTTTCTTCTAAATCTAATTCAGGATTATCTACAGGCAATTCTGGAATTTGTTTAGGTATAATTATTTTATAAAAAAATACTATATTATCTCCTAAATTTGTGGCTAATTTTCCTGTTCTACCATTATATATCGCTGTTCTTATTTTACTAATATTTAAATCTTGTGTTAATGTTGTTGAATAGTTTTGACTATAATTAAAATAATATGATTGATTTTTATACTGTTTAAAAATATATCCTACGATAGACATACTATTATTATTTGTAATATATGAATTTGTAGGCAAATCACTATAAACAATATAATAAGGGTTTTGCATTCTTTGCGTTAATCTTTCTGCTCTTAGTCTTGCTGATTCTGCTTGTAATGCTAAAGGCTCAAATCCTACATAGCCCATATAATAATTAGGCTGTTCTGCTACATTTACACTATCTATCGTTGATGGAAAGTTTGAACCAAATAAAGAAATATCTTGACTATTTATTTGATTTATAACACTATTAGTTGTAAAATATGATATGCCTTTATATCTTTCTAAATTATCTAAATCATCTTTTAAATCTGTTCCAAATCCTTTTTTTTCACCAAAATTAGAAATATCATATCTATTCCAAGATTTACCAAACATAGGAAAAAATTGCTCTAAATCAAATCCTAAAATATCAAACATACTATATTTATAATTTACAGGATTTCTATTTTCATCTAATGTTACAGGAATAACAGTTAAATCTAATTTTGTTGTTGTGGTGTTTTCATCTCTTACAAATAATCTAATTATACCTACACCGCTCATTGAATCCGCTATACCTGTATTCAATTCAAATAATTTACTTACAATTTCCACATCTCCATTTAATGTATTTGGAACTGAAACAATTGGAAAAGGTATATTATTTTTTGTAATACCACCACCCAAATTAAAATAGCTTATTACATCAGCATCACTACTCCCCCCACCATCACTAATTAAACCATTCATTTTAAAAGGTGTATGAAATTGACTTAATTCAAATCTTGAACCTACACCCATATCTATTTTTGGTTCAACAGCACCTATCATTATATTATTTTGATATTCTTCTATATTGCTTGTAAATTTTGGATCATCTTGACTATTTAATGTAATACCATCAATATATCTCACTACCTTATCATTTCCTTTAGTAGTTTGAATATAATTAGCAGGAATTCCAAAAGGATTGGCTGTTGCTGATGGGTCGAACCCAAAATATGTGCCTGATAAAATTCTAAACATTTGCCTAAAATTTGTTTGTGGTGTAAATGAATAATCTACACTTTTTAATCCTCCCGCATCAGCATCACTATATCCATCTCCGCCAGTGCCTCCAAAACTATTCTGAAAATTTACAAACGCCATTCCTGATGTTTCATTTAATGTAGTAGCAAAATCAATATTTAAATAACTTATAGGCACAACACAAACATTTAAAAATTTACATCTTTCATAAAAAGCATCAAAATTGGTTGTTATTGAAATGTGTGGAGATAAAGCCATTTGTGTATTAGAAAATTGATTCGTTGAATTATCTCCAATATTTGCTATTCCTTGATTTGTTAATTTTATTCTATCTAAAATATCAGGCACAAATCTTGAAAAAACACGCATTTTATTTAAATTCGTTCTGTAATCTTCACCCATTAAATTATATTTTCCCATACTAAATATATTTGCTTGTCTTGGTTCTTTCCTATTTTTGTCTGTTTCAGCTCCCTCATTTATTCGCCTTTTTAATCCACTAAACCATCTATCCCAAAACGTAAAGCCTGTAGCACTTCCTGAATGTCTAGCATCTGTAATTATATTTGGGGCTCCGTTATAAGCTCCTATTGCACAATCATTATGAAAACCTAAATCTAATTCAGCAACCCAATTTAATACATCTTCATTTATTGCTTTTGGATCCGTTTCAGTTCCTATATAATATTCAATATTTCTAAAATGTCTAGCAATTATATCTAATGATGTGTATTCTTGAAATTCAGGATTAAAACCAACATCTAAAGGATCTATTTTTAAATTAGTGCAATATAGGTATCCTCTTGGTATTGCTG